TCGCCTTTACCAGTGGCATTAAACGCACCTTGCAAGCGTCAGCAGATAGAGTGAGTGCGGCTGTTAAAAACAACCGACCCATTATGGAGCGCATCCGCCATATTATCCCTGTGTTTGGCGAGAAGCAGATCACCACGATGGCAACAACGAACGGACAAGGACGTGCATCCAACATTCAAATTGATGACGTGATGTTACATGCGCGAATGATGTCTGGGGCTTTGGGCGTTGACCTGAGCATGATTGGTTTTGCCGACCAAATGAGTGGTGGATTGGGCGAGGGCGGTTTTTTTAGAACATCGGCACAAGCAGCCGAGCGTGCGCGTGTGATTCGGGTAGCAATGGCGGAAGGGTTTAACAACCTTATTGACTTGCATACCCTAAGCAAGTACGGCATGGTATTTGCACCAAAAGACAGACCGTGGCGCGTTAACTTTTACGGTTCAATATCTGCTTTAGAAAGTGAAAAACAGCGTACAAAAATGGATGCAATGAACGCTGGGCAATTGATGGTACAGGCAATGCAGTCGTTTAAAGATATGGGCGCAACACAAGATATGATGCACGTGTTTTTATCCAAAACAATGATGGTTGATGAAGAAATAGCCAAAATATACGCTGAAATTGTCAACGTGAAAGCCGAAGAGCCAACTGATGGCGGCATAGAATAATGAGTATTTTTGACAGTATCAGCAATAAAGCAGAAAGTGTCTATGACAACTTATCTAACCGTGCCAGCGGTATGATTGATGGCGTTAAAAACTTTGATGCCGAACGCGCCTTTGAGCGTGGACTTGATGACTTAGGTAGTCAGCTAGAAAGCCGTGTGATGCAAGAGATTGATAGTCGAATCAATACTTTTTTAGGTCAAAATGAGATTTTCGGGGCGCTTAGCAAAGTCTTTGGACAAGACTTCATTATGAGCAAAGAAAGTGAAGCCTTTAGAGGCGTGAGCTTGGCTGTGTTACGTGAGCGAATGCGCGAACAAATAGCGATTAAATACGCTAAAAAAAATCTATTTGTGGTGAGTGTTAAAAATTCTGGCAAAAATAACACGGTTATTGAAAACCCTAAATTCAACCTGTTTGTTATTGGCGTTGACTATACCCCGATAACTATATCAGGGGAAAAAAAGAATGTTGGCACAGCGGTTATTGATTCGGTATCTGGTACAGAGTCGATTGATTTACGATTAACCTGCATGGATGACAAAAGGGGTAGCGTCAGGGCATGGTTTGAGGCGTTAGCTAATAGTGTCACACATCAAGATGGAACGGTTGGCGTGCCCGCAGATTATATGGTTCAGTTCACGATTACACATGGCGCGATAGATCATGGCAAGGGTGGCTTTCAGTTTATCGGGCATTTTAGACCTGTAAGCTTAGAGGTAAGCGCGAACCGTTCGGACGAAGCCTTGACCGAATTAAGCCTGTCATTTACTCAGCTTGATACCTTTTATTAAGAGTTAAAACAATGTCAAAAATAAGCCTAAAATGCGATAAAGAAGGGTTTTTAATCGGTGAGATTATCGGCAAAAACGAATGCGAAAAAGCGCGTCAATCGGTTGCCGTACCTAAGCAGGGTATGCCGTCGGTTCAATCGGTTGCCGTACCTAAGCAGGGTAAAAAAACAGATGTTGACCAGTCGAATCGAAAGCCTTTGCAGAAAGCAGTAACGCCTAACACAGAGCTATTGCGCGATGAAAAAGGGCGTTATTTGCCAAAAGCACAGCAGACTAACCAAAACAACAGCCAGTCAGAAAATGCAGACCAAAAAACACAAGAAGCCAGCAAAAACAATAGACTTATCGACGCGATTAAATCGGGACTAAATAGCGCAGCGCATGCAGACACACAAGGTATTGACCCTAATATCGACGCGATTAAAGAAGCGAGCACGCCTTTTGTTATGGCAGGTGGTGCAATTAAAACAGCGTCAAGCCTATTTTCTCGAAAAAACAAACAGCCAGTGGCGATACCGCAAATAACGCAACTAGCTAAGGCGCAATCGACGCAAAACAGCACGCAAAACAGAGATTGGCGCAGCTTTTTTAAACGGTTCGATTGGTTTGCCAAAAATCAAAGCATGTTTAATAAAACCGCTGAAAAAACATTAAAAGAAATTGAAAAAAAACCTATTGCGAATGGTGCGAACAGTGCAGGCGGTGCGGTATCTGTTGGTGGCAATGGGCTTAAAAGCATATTCAAGAAGCTGCCAATTGTTGGGGCTTTGTTGGGTGGATTATTTGCCAGTAGTAGCATATCAGACACAGAAAACGACGACACGTTAAGTCGTAAAGAAAAAGATCAAGCCAATGGAAAAACAATAGGCGGTGTTGGTGGCATGTTGGCAGGCGCGGCAGCAGGCGCGGCTTTAGGGTCGGCTATTCCTGTTATCGGTACAATTATTGGCGGTATTGCAGGGGCATTTTTTGGTGGTTCGGCAGGCGAGTTGATAGGAGAAACCGTTGGCGGCTGGGTTAGCGATTTGCGCGGATCAGATATTGCAGGAACGATTTTAAGCGGCTGGGAGGTGGTCAGTACCAGCGCATCCAGTTCTTTTGAGGCGTTAAGCTCCAGTGCAAGTGAGTCGTGGGAGAAAATGACGGTTAAATTCACGCCCATTATTGACAGTTTAAGCAGCTTTTTTGACAGCATCAGTACAGGATTTTCGAGTGCGCTTGATTCATTAAACGGCTGGGTAAAAACATTAACAGGGATTGATATTGGCGCAAAGTTAAAAAGCGGATATGGGTCGGTCAAAAATTATGTAAAAGATAGTCCTGTGGCTAAAACTGCTGGCTATGTTGCAGATAAAGCAACAACCGCTTACGAAAAAACAAAAGACTTTTTTACAGGCGATTCTAAGGCGAGAAAACAGGCGCTAGAAGCAGAAATGACCAAAAGCGGCATAACAAACACCAACGAACGCGCGATGATTATGGCGCAAGCAGATCACGAAAGCGGTGGATTTTTGCATAATGAGGAAAGTTTTAAATACCGCACGCCAGAACAGCTTATGAAGGTTAGCAAAACAGCGCGCGATAAAGGCGCGGATGCGGTGCAAGCAGCACTCAATGGCGGTGCTGAATCTACCGCAGAATTGATGTATGGCGGACGCATGGGCAACACAGAAAAAGGCGATGGTTATAAATATCGTGGTCGCGGTGCGTTTCAGTTGACTGGTAAAGACAACTACAAACAGGCAAGCAATGACTTGGGGATTGATTTGGTCAATAATCCCGATTTAGCAATGGATAAAGACATATCGGCTAAACTTGCTGTTTGGTATGCCAAAAAGGAAAAACTAGCACAAGCAGCGCAAGCTGGAAACGTCGAAGCGGTAACGCAAATTATTAACGGTGGTCAAAACGGAATAGACGATAGAAAGGCGTTGTTCGCAAAATATGGCGGTGTAGAAAGCCCGAACGAGGATAGGGGCGTTAGCAATATGGTTTATGCGGACGATGGCACAGGAAACTATATTTTAAAAAAACAGGATGAAACAACCGAAAAAACCAGCTTAACTGCAAACACCGAAGCTGTTAACGATAGCAGCAATACCAGCACTTATAGCGCAATGAATGAGAGTCGGTTTGAAAATAGAACTAAAAACTTAATGGGCGCTATTCCTGTTAATGAGTCGGAAGGATTAGTATCGCCTAGCAATTCAGCAAGCGGTGCAAAAACAGAAAAAGAAGATATTCCGCAATCAGTTATAGAAGCCGATATTGCCGATAGAAAGGCAAGAATAGAAGCAATTGGTAAAAAGTTCGGCAATAAATCAACGACTGAAGCCATAACAGCGTCAGATCAGACATCATTAGATGCTCAGATCGCAGCGGTTAGTAACGGCAGTGAAGTAAGCCAAAATACAGCGCAATCTGATATATCAGCATTGGGCGCAAGAATGAACCCAAGCGCTGGCAATGTTTCATCATTAGATACTCAGATTGTTAATGTACAGAATGCAGCGGTTGCAACACCAACCATCCCAATACCAAGCGCACCAACAGCGCAAACGTTTAGCGTGTCAGATATTCCCCCAGCACCGTCAATCACAGAGGCATTAAACAGCCCTAGCACAATTAAGGTAAAGGTAGAGCAGCCTAACGCCATCGTCGGACAGGATATTTCAGACAGGGCTTTATCTCACATTATCACGGGTGGCATGAGCGGATAGCAACTTAGGAAACACCGACAAATCACCAGCTAATTAAGCCAGATAATAATCATGACCTTTTCACCTTATCAGGATTATTATCATGGCAGTATCAAAAGTCGGTATGCTCAAGCAGTACCACGAAACAGGCGCAGCAATCGCTAAAAAAATTATTGCATCTGACTACACATTAGAAATTGCAGGCTATGAAGCCAATTATTTACTGTGTCCTACCTTTCCAGTTCCGATTCTAAAAATCGGAGAAGCAATTGAAATCCCAAGCGTAGCAGGTACAAAAGTCTACCAAGCAGGGCAAGTTGTCACCAACTACCAAGGCTCAATTAGCTTTGAAGAGACGGAAGCTGGCACAATTCGTAAAATGTACGGCTTGATTATGGCAAATGGCGGTTCTTTTGATGCTAAAGTCTATCACGGTACACCTGATAATTTTGTTTCTTCTTACAAACTGTACAACTGTTCGTTATCACTCGATATGCCTGATGCAGATTGGGAAAGCAACACGCAAATTCTCAAAATCACAGGCACAATCTTCTTCCAGTATTACGGTGAAGATGCGCAGGGCAACACAAACAGCCTTGTTTCTAAGGCGTAACAAACATCATGCAGACTAAAAGCCTGTTTGATATGGTCAACCGCTTTGCGCTCAATGAGCGCATCGTGGGAAACCTATTGTCTGGCGAACAATTAAACGCCCTTGCTATTGCAGCAACCGAATTTTATGTAGGCTATGCCGTACTCACTCAAGAACAGCCTAGCAATACGATCAGTATAGAAACCATTTTAACCTTATCCGAATTGGCGTTAATTAAACGCCTATTTATGCTTTATGTCGAGAGAGAAACCGCCTTGCAGTTAGAGGCAAGCCGTGGACTGGGTGTCGATGTATTTGGTCGTTCTGTGTCTGAAGTCATCAGCGAAATAAGCCTTTATGAAGCCGAACTTCCGCGACTAGCATTTTTTGCGGATATTAGTACCGTATGACCCTAACCCTAAGCAACGGAAAAGTATTGCGCAATGATTTTATCATCAGTCTCATCGTTCGCAATGATTTAGCGCCTATTCCAGAAAGCCTAGAAGCCAAAATAAGGCTAGATGAAGCGCTAAAACCATTACTTAAAGAAGGCGCAATAGTCGAAACGCAATCAGGGCATAAGCACCGTATCATCAAGTGTGAGCAAGCGCAAACAACCGCCATGCAAGGAGAGCGACCTGTTGGCTATATTGCCATTATTGCCATTTTAGACGACTGCCATAAATTGGCTTTTGTGCGAGAGCAGGGTAAGGCAGTCGGCAAAGAGAATGCAAGCTTATCGGCTTGTTATCGGGCTTGTGGTGCAACGATTAAATCGGTATCAGGCGACTTCCCTATCCCACGGTTTAATTGTTTTGTTGGCGACACCCCAACATTCGCTATTGCACGTGTATTGCAGGAATCTGGCGGAGTGGTGCGGATTAAAAACAACAAACTATCCTTTTTACCCTTGCGCTCATTTGCCAGTATTAAGCCGCTAAAAATCACCGAGTCGATTAATGAAGCCGTTGCAAGTGGCATGAAAGGGCGACACGAAGTACCTAATTTTATCAGCATCAACCCCGATGCAAACTTAATCAAAACAACCAGCCAAACAGCGCGAACGGTCGATTTTAGCCCGCACAAGAACAGCATTATGCTGGGCAATATGACGCGACATCTCGCACTGGTGCAAAAGTCACGCCTGCCGCTAACGCAGACCATTTGCGCAGGCGATGTAATAACTACGGACGGCATTAATAACGTAATCGTCATAACCGCAGCCCACGCCTTTATGTCTGGCACGGACGGACAAAACCAACAAAGCTATACGCTGTTATGGCTTAGTGAAGTAAGGGAGTAAGCAAATGAACACATACGGCTTGCTCAACGGACGCTATCCAGCAGTTGTCGCAAGCTACGACGCACAGGCGAGGCAATGCAGGGTAAAAATTGACGGCATTACTGACGGAATGGAAGCCCTGCCACTTGCTGAAATAGAGTACCCAATTGGGGATAAAAGCCGTGCAGGTGCAAACACAACCGAGCTTGAAATATTGGCGGGCGACACGGTATGGGTATCGTTTATGTGCGGTGATTCACGCTATCCGATTATCACAGGCTACCGCAACCCAAATACTGGCAACAGCACCAACTGGAGACGCATTCATCATGCCAATATCGAACAGTTAGCCGATGCGCTGATTAGATTGATCGCAGGTGGTGATTTTTTAATCCAGTCAGGCTCAAGCGTTACCGTTAAAGCACCTAGCGTCACGATTGACGCAGCAAACACGACCATCACAGGCAATTGCGCCATTAGTGGGTCATTAGCGGTTTCTGGTGTAACCACAAGCGCAGGGGGCATTAAAGGCGCAGGCGGATTGTCATTCGAGGGGCATAAACACACATCAAGCAGTAGTGGTAGTGATACCAGCCCACCACATTAACCCATTTTAAGCAACGAGAGAATAACTATGTCAGCATTAAAACTTTCAGTCAACTAC